TGCAGGTATTGGTGACATAGGCCACGGCTTGCCGACCGCTCCTTGACAGCACGGTGAATTTTCCGAGATGATGCGACTTGGCTGTTAGGCCTACCGCTGGCAGTGTTGATCGCTATGGCGCGTTTGTGGTCCCCCTGAGGACATTTCTCGCAGTTTAACGTTGGTACCTTAGAACTGTCCGCAGACTATTCACATTCTTCCAACGCCCCCACGAGGGTTTTCCTCGGATGTAAAGTGATTCACTTAACCACAACAAACGCCTTCGCGTTCTGAAGATGACAACACCACCGGTGACACCACCGGGGACACCGCACCAATATGAGATATTGAGGCAATGGACATTTGCTTGAGGACGGGTCATGAGGCCGTCATGCGTTAGCATAGCTACTCTACTAGGTGGACTCCTATGTTAGCAACATCGACGCGCCAGCAGCCAACCCCCCGCCGAAGTAGGTGGTTCCAGCTCGAACAAGTGCTCGAGCGGCGCTGCTGACAACATTCTTGGCGAACTCTTTCGCGCCTCCCACAACAATGTTGATCCCTTCAGAAGAAACTTCATTGATTGCGCTAGTGATGTACGGTTGGTCGACGGGGGCAGATGTGGCCATCTGCGCCATGACGTTGTCGTCGGCAAGGTTGATTTCATAGTTAATGAAAATCTCCATGTCTAATGCAACGGCGCTGGCTGGCGCTCCGTCAACGCCGACAACAAAACACGTCCAACCTGGTGCTACCCAGGCAGTGGGCGTGGTCGAAGGCGTGGTTTCGAGAGGATCTCGCATAAACGTAGCCGTATTATCGAGCCTGGTTGCCCTCACAGACAACTCTGTCAAATTCGCAAGTGGCACATCCATATAGGAGTCACAATTGTAAGTGGCAAAGTCAATGGTGCCCAACGCGGCACCATTCTTCGGTGAGAACGTTCTGATCCGGACCATCCCTTGGGCTGTTAGCTTAGGGAGCGTAGTTCTAAGAATCACCCCGTAAGAGGTGATTCGATACGCAGCAGGCGCACTAATAATGTTAGGATTAACAAGTAGAGGCGCCGCAAACCCGGAGACAGTTCCAGTGGTCGAAGCGGCAGCTTGAGGCAGATACGTATAGTTGGGTAAGAACAACGTAGCTGCACTGCCGGTTCCGTTAACAACAAGAGTTTGTCGAAAGTGCGTTTGGTAGGATAGGGTCCTGGAGTTGGACATGTCATTGTACTTGGCACCCCTGGCTGCTGGGCAGAAGGGGTCATTAAGTCCGCAGACACGTTCCACGTCCGCTTTAGTGTACGCCTGGGCCCTAGGTTGGCGTACTACTCTTACCTGGTTTATAGTCCTGGGTTTCGACTTGGAAGCCTTTGGCTGAGGCTTCCGCGGTTTGGTCTGTTTCTTTTGATTCATTCCATGCAGCGGTATAGCTCTTCAATGGACTGTGCACATGTCCAATCAGCAGCTATAATCTCCTCACCACGGACGTGCAACGACTCAACGTCAAACGTCCAGGCAGAAAACCACCGCTCAAGGTGGACCTGCCTAGCCGGCTCCACCCCAAATGCGTCGGCAAACGACGCACGAGCTATGGGGTGGATAGACTGTGGCTGAAGAGCAAACATGTCCTTCACACCGAGATGTTTTGCATCTCGCTGCGCCCGAGCCCGGAGGCCGTCAGGCGCATGCATGAGGGTTCCGCGCTTGGTGTTCCTCAAAACCGCCATCGCAAATTCCTGGAGTATCGGCACCCCCAGGTTCAGGATCAACTCACACGTGCCAATGGCATTTAGCACGCGACTCCTAAAGGACTTGTTAGTCCAATTGCGGACGCCGCAGAGGGCCTTGCAAACGACGTCAGTCCAGTTTCTTACGAACTTGAGTTTCCCTGGGGCAAACTCAACAACTTGACTCTTGCAAAACACAACCTTGGCGATTTTGTCGACTGGATCATCGACCTTGACCTCCATACCGTATTCTAGGAATACGTCCGGTACTCGCCGGCAAAACGCGGTCACATCCTCCCACTCGACGATGACGAGAATATCGTCACCATCGTCCAAGCAGTCCCACTTGGTTATACCCATCACTACCATTGCAGCAATCATCATCACGAGCATTAGGACAATGTTCCCAATCGCAGTGTTCATGTCGCCGCTCATGCGGCGCCCTGCGACGGTATACTTTATACCTAGCGTCGTGAAACACTTGTTCACCAGCTGTTTCATCAGCAACGACCGAAAAGTCGCGTCTGGATTGGAAGCTAGATACACTGAGTGTTCTATACGTAGGTGCTCCTGTGAAACGTGCTTGTCAAACCTGCTAGCGTCAATCGAAACGATAGCAGGTCTATCAAAAGCACTGAGTTTTACGGCCAAGAGGTGCGCACGATCGACCGAATTGAGGCCTTTAGCCACATTCCGGGTTCTCGGAACACCTGAGCTAGCTCTATCAGTCTGGTAGAGGAGCTCCTCGACTGGGCGAAGATAAGCAGACAATGCCACGCAATATTTCGCCCCCCTGAACTGGACAGCTCGGGGGTCAGGATTCACCTTAGCACTGGGGTCAAACCTCTCAGCTTTGACAAACATTTTGATGTTTGAGTCAGACTTAGAGAGGCCATAGACCTCCAGGTCACGCGCCGCTGCTAGATAACGCAAACGCTTAGCACCAACATGTCTGTTGGGCAGTGCGTAAATGCTCTCTGCGTAGGTGGGGGGGAGGGTGGCAGTTAATGTGCGGACTGCCAACCGCATCTGTGTAATTCCGGCTTCTGAGGGCCGGGGCACTACTCCACACACCCGATTTCGGATGGACTGCAGCTGATTGTGTATGCAGTCATAGTGCACTGTCGGTTGATAAAATCCCGTAAGTTCTGGGATAGCAACTCTGACAAGGAGTCGCTTATGTTCGTCGCCGTGGGGGATGGGAATTCGGTCAATGGAGCACCCCAAGTCGAGGTCCTCCAAAGGTGCCGCACTCCCACAACAAACGCCCCCTACGGCGACGCTACCCCGTCATGCGGGTGGCAACGAGTTGCCATTGCCGAGGTTACCGGCATTGACACCCGTGGCCATCCACATGTCCCGAAGATGCTGTCGTGCTCCCCACCAAGTCTGCCTCGAGGCCTCCACACGCGTGTAGGCCATAGAGACAGTGACCACTCGGGTCACTTGGTGGAGGACAACAACCTCAGACCACCCCTTCCTGTGCGTCTTGCACCAGGAAACACCGGCACGCTTCAAACCTCTCGCCAGCTCAGCACTTCTTGCCTCGCCGGTCGCTGCCATCGCCACATGGGCGAGGAGTTCGGGGTCCACTGCGTACTTCTCAGACATGGCTTTCACTTCGCTCTGGACGTCGTGCAGGTGTGCATCATCGCCGGTCAGGTAAGACCAAGCACGACGAGCACCCTCATACGCGACGCCACTAAGCACCATAGGACCAGCCACATGCGCAACTGCGACAAGAGTGGTCAACTTAATGGTGGTGATCGCCAGTGTGGCCAGCCCAGCAGTGCACCCAGCATAAAGAGGGGCGTACGTAACCGGTGGGACCACAACGTCAACTGAGACGGCGGGGGGGGGCCAGGGGTGGGTGAGGTTCAGGTCTCGCATGTCATCATCGGCACGCGGGTTGACCTTCTCCTCCCCACACAGGGCGGTGGGGTCTTTCACCTCACTCAGTTCAAC